ATTATTTTATTATCTGTTATTTTATGTATATTAAATTCATATAAATTATTTAATTTTTCTCTAAAATATTTATCATTTAAATCGGGATAATATAAGTCATTAATATCATAATCAATTTTACTTTCTATAGGTTCTATAGGAGAGGGTAATTTAGGCTCTATTTCAACATTTTTAAGTTTATATTCATCACATTGTTTTTTAATTTTAGAATATATTACTTCATTTTTAGGAATTGGTGCATTTGTTCTTGGATTTATTAAACTATTTTTAAACCATTTTTCACATTCTGTTTCTGTTAATTTTTTTGCATATATTGATGGTATGTTTTTTTGTTGATATTTTTCACATTGTTTTTCTATTTCATTATATAATTGTTTATTTTTTTCAATTAATATATTAGTTCTAGGATTTCTTAATTTATTTTTAAACCATGCATTGCATTCATCTTGTGATAAATTTTCATCATATATATTATTCTTTAAGTCTTTTATAGGAGGTGTTTTGGGTTTTTTTATTGATTTTGTTGTATTTTTAAAAGTTTGTCCATTTTTATCAATACATCTATTTGTTAATTTATTACAAACTTTTCCTTTTTTTTCACACTCTTTTATTTTTTCTTCGGTGCATTTATTTATTTCTTCTTTTTGTTGTGGTGGTGTTTTGGGTTTTTTTCGTTCCTTTTCTATTTCTTTTTTAATTTCTTGTGTCTCTTCGTCGGTTAATATTTCTTCGTCTAATTTTTTTTTTAACATTTTTATTTTATTATATCTATCCGACATCTCTATTTATTAATTATGTTTTCTTTTTTTTCTATTAATTTATTAACCAATTTAAATAATTCTATTCGTTCTTTATTAATATTTTTAATTTTACTTAAAACATTTTCATAACTAAACCATGATAATGCTCTAATTTCTCTTACTTGCTCTAAACATTTTGAATCTATTTGTAAATTTATTTCCTTATTAATTTTTGCTATATAATAAACATGTTTATATAATATATTATTTGTTCCAAAAAAAATTTCTTCAAATTCATTTAATTCTATTAACACACTAAAGTCTTTTTTTGATATTCTTGTTTCTTCACAAAATTCTCTTATAGCACAATCTATATTATTTTCTTTTAATTTTCTTCTTCCTTTTGGAAACCCCCATTCTTGCTCATATTTATAATGCTTTTCTTGTTTTGCAATTTTATTTATTAAATTTGATGCATAAATATTTGTATATTTTGATTTAGATTCTACATATTCAACAGTATGTTTTATGTTACTGTTTTGTTGCGACCAAGCATAATTCCATATTTTATCAAATTCACCACTACATATTAATTCTTTTTCATTTTCGGTCATATTATTAATTAATTCTTCAATATATTCTTCACAATTTACTGAATATTTTCCTCTAATAAATTCCATAAATGATAAACTATCCTTTCTTTGTATCATTAAATATTCTATTTTATTATTTAAGATTCGATAACATATTATACCAAAACTCATTATTGGATGAATACAGTCTTTATATAAATGTCCATTTATACCACAGTTTCTACATGTTTGTGGGCGAATATATGAATTTTTACCATCATCATTCTTTTTCATTAAATTTTTATATACATATATATATTTATTTTTAAATCTTATATAAATAATGTTTTTATATATTAGATAAATTAATCAGATGATTGAACCTTTTGTAGCAAAAATGGTATATGATAAGTTTAAGAATATTAATGAAGGATTTCAAGAAGAAAATGATTGGGTTAAAATTAAAAAAAATAAAGAAATTCCGAAAAATAATGATTCTGATTTTCATTTAGGTTATTTTATATTATGGTGGGTTGTTTACATTGTTATTATGATACCTTTTGCAATTTTTGCAGTATTTTTAAGTTGGTCTTCAAATTCTTTAATTGAATGGGGCACCGGTTTCAAAGTATTTTTTGCATTTTTTGCATTTATTATGCCTATTAATTATTTATTTACTCATTTAATACATAAATATGACTTAGTTACTCATATTGAAAAACAAAAAATTTTAAGTTTACCTCAAGTAAATTAAATTATTTTTATATTTTATTATTTATTTAAAAAATTCGGAACCATAAGACATACCACCATAACCTTCATAATCTACACCTTGAACATTCCCCATTTGATTTGGTTGGCCCGCAGGTCTAGGAGTTGGTGGTCCCGCTGGTCTAGGAGTTGGTTGGCCAGCAGGTCTAGGAGTTGGTGGTCCCGCAGGTCTAGGAGTTGGTGGTCCCGCAGGTCTTGGAGGTTGTGGAGGTCCCGCAGGTCTTGAAGGTTGTGGAGGACCCGCAGGTCTTGGAGTTGGTTGGCCCGCAGGTCTAGGAGTTGGTTGTCCCGCAGGTCTTGGAGTTGGTGGACCCGCTGGTCTTGGAGTTGGTGGTCCCGCAGGTCTTGGAGTTGGTTGTCCCGCAGGTCTTGGAGTTGGTTGACCCGCTGGTCTTGGAGGTTGTGGAGGTCCCGCAGGTCTGGGAGTTGGTGGTCCCGCAGGTCTAGGAGTTGGTTGACCCACTGGTCTTGGAGTTGGTTGACCCGCTGGTCTTGGAGTTGGTTGACCCGCTGGTCTGGGAGTTGGTTGACCAGGTCTTGGAGTTGGTTGAGCAGGTCTTGGAGTTGGTCTGGGGGTTGGTCTGGGAGTTGGTTGAGCAGGTCTGGGAGTTGGTCTGGGAGTTTTAGATTTATCACTAGATAATATTGATTCGGCCATATTATTAGCATCTTTTTCACTCATTACTTTATTTTTTTCATAATCAGAAACTTTTTTACTAGCAGATTTATAAGTATAATGACTATTTATGCTAGTTATTATAATCATTACACAATAAATAAATATAAATATTGCAATTACCCATGCTAATAAAGAACACCACCAATTTTTACCATTTTGTGCACCGGTAACAATACAAGTTATTTCAACTAAAGTTAATAATAAACCAGGTAATAACATTAACAATATTAATAAGATTGCAAATAATTTTTTACCAATGGTGTAATCACTTTCCATAAATAATATCGATAAACATAATAATAATACAGTTACAGATAATACCATCGCAGTATATTTAGATTGTGTAGATCCAATTACCGCATTTACTAATTTAGAAGCCATTATTTAATTATCCTTTTCTATCTATAAAAACAAAAGAAAAAATTAAAAAAATGAAAATTTATATAAAATAATAACTTGATTATAATCAAATGGGCATTCCTTATTATTTTTATATATTGACAAAACAATATGAAAATATTTTACTATCTACAATTAATTTCACACCAGATATTATTTATTTTGATTTTAATGGAATTATTCATCCCATTAGTAGTAAAAATAATAACTCTAATATTACAATATTTGAAAATTTATGGGCTTTTATTAACCAAACAATTACAAACTTTAATCCTAGAGAATTATTTATATGTATAGACGGTATTGCTCCGCTTGCTAAAATTATACAACAACGTAAAAGAAGATATCTTTCAAATTATAAAAAATATATTGATAACGAACAATCCACATGGGATTCTAATGCTATTACACCTGGAACTTGTTTTATGAATGAATTAAATATTTTTATGAAAAACAAAATAAGATATAATACCAGTAAAACAATTATTAATTATAATGGAAGCGATATTCAAGGTGAAGGAGAGCATAAAATTATTAATTATATAAAAAATTGTGATACTGATAAAAAAATATTAATACATGGTTTAGATGCAGATTTAATTATATTATCTTTAATGACGCATAAAAAAAACATCGTTTTAATGAGAGAAAAAGAAGAAAAAGATAAATTAGATTATAAATATGTTGATATAACTAAATTGCGTGAAGCAATTATTAAAGACTTGATTGGTAAATGGAATTTAGATAAAACATTATATAAAGATAAATTTTCAAATAATTCTAATAATTTAATTGAAAGTTATTGTGTTATGTGTTCGTTACTTGGTAATGATTTTATTCCACATTTATTAACTGTAAATTTAAAAAATAATGGTCTTGAAAATTTAATTAGTGTTACACAAAAATCAATTGAAATATATGATTTACTTGTAATTGATGGTAAAATTAATTATAGATGTTTAATGGAAATTTTCAATTTATTATCACAATCCGAGGAAAAAGATATGTTTATAATTAATAGAAATTATCTTAATAAAAATTATCCTAATACAACACTTGATTCGGAATATTATGCTATTAAAAATAAAGATTTAATTTCTAAAGAAATATATTCTAATAGTAAATCATGGAAATATAGTTATTATAAAAATAAATTTTATACAAATATTTACATTAATTCTTCCATTATTAATAACGCATCCTTTAATTATATTTATGGGGTTTATTGGACTTATAATTATTATAAACATAATATAATAGACCATACATGGTATTATCCTTATAATTATCCACCTACAGTTAAGGATATTTCAAATTATTTATATGGTAATAGTGAGCCAGTTATTGAAAAAAAAGGGTCATTTATTTCCAATGAAATACAACTTCTTATTGTTATTCCCAAAAGTAGTAAAAATTTATTAAGCGAAAAATTAATAAATTTAATGGAAAATAAAAATTCAGGGCTTTATCATATGTTTCCGACAAATTATAAAATACATACATATCTTAAAACCCATTTGTGGGAATGTTTTCCCGAATTGCCAAAAATTAATATAGAGTTAATAAAAAAAATTATATAAAAATGAACAGATATTTATTTTATATAAAATATGTATAACTGCGAAATAACAAATAATTATTGCTTTTTAGCAAGTAGTCTTATGAACGGACTTTATTTATCTACTAAAGGAGAATTAGAAAAACATAAAAATAATGTCAAAGTATATCTTGCTAATCCTGCCGGAATCGGAGAACATTCCGATATTAGCGATACACTTTTACAAGAACTTGATAAAATTGCAAATGCAGAAGATAGACTGTCGGTAATAAAAAAACATTTTTATGATTATGATAATAATAATTTAAAACTAATATTAAACAAATGTGATAAAAAATAGATAAATTGTTATAAGACATATTCGGTTAATAATATTTTTCGGCTTTAATCGCTTCTTTACATATAACATCTCCACAATGGTCTCTATTTTGATAAATTGAATTAATAACAGTTTTTTTGTTACTACAATTATTTAAATTCCATCTTCCTAACATTACATTATCTTTTTGACCCATATTTTTAATAAAAGTAATAAATTTAGAAATAAAATTTTTCATTATATATTTTTTGATAAGATAATAATAATATCATTTTTTACTTTTTATTAATAAATTAAATTTTTTTTTCCAATTATTGTAATATTTTCTTCTAAGTAAAAATATAATATACCAATTTTGTTTTTTATTCATATTTTTATATTTATATATATATATTAATTATTTATAATGCTTTTAATTGATATAGTTTATAAAATACCGGGTCCTTTTGATATTATTATTAATAATTTATCATTAATTGATTTAAATAATATTATCAAAACTTGTAAGACAATTTATAATATTAAACTATATTTAATTAAATATAATAGTTTTTATAAAACCTATAAAAAAATAAATAACACATCATTATATAATCACCTAATTCATAATAATTTATTTATAAATTTTATGAAAAACTTCAATAATAAAAAATTAAACTTAATATTATATAAACACAACGCTATATCAATAGAATTTTATCCAAAAAATGTTTACAAATTAACTGACTGTATTATTAATGATAATATTGATTTTATATATAATAGTAAAATAAATGATATAAATGGTTTTAAACATTTTAAATATACTAATTGTATTAATTACATTGAATATATTATAGAAAATAGATTTTTATATATTAAAAATAATATAATTTCAGAAGTTTTTTATAAAAATTTTAAACATATTGATATAATTTTTAATAAAACTTATATAATTGTATATTATTCTTATGTAATATTATATCATAATTTTTATTATAATTATAAATGTATTAAACATTTTTATTTAACCTTTTCAAAAAGTTTAAAAAAAATTAATTTTAATATAAATTATTACAATGCCATATATATACTACAAGTGTTTAAAAATAAAATTGATAATATATGTGAATTATTATTAAAAAAATTTGGTTCTGAATTTGTTCTATTTTATAAAATACATTTGCTTTATATTTATATGGTTGTTGAAAAAAATTTTGGTAAAAAATACGATTTAATTATTAATTATAATGATATTGATAATAATAAAAAATTATTAATTGAAAAAATTAAAGTGTTAAAAATTCCAAAATATCTTAAAAATATTATGAGTAATAAGATAAAAGTTATTTAGTTAGAATAAGCAATGCCTCCCATACCAGACAATATTCTTAAAACGTTATAATTAACTGCATATACCGATACGCTATGAGTTTGGTTAGTTACATCGGATTCGTAATTTAATGATAAAGTTGCTGTATCAATGCGCGACATATTTAAAGTTCCCGATGGTTGATGTTCTTCTGGTTTTAATGCAAAAGAGTATAAATTAACACCTCTATTTTTGGGAACATTAGTATGGTGTTGGAATGGTTGTACTAAATTAAAATATCTACCATCTCTTTCATAAAATCTATCATTGCCATTTAATATAAGTTTAGCAGATTTAACACAGTTTGTAGAGTCCTCAACTAGTGCTTCATTTATTGTTTTGGTATTATATGGTTTAGTTTTTAATTCTAATAACATTTGATCATTAGTGAAATTAAACCAATCGACATTAGATTTATCATTTTTATTTACAACCCATACTAATTCTTTTACAGGATGATTAAAGTTTAATTTTAATTTGTTTTGCACCGATTCTTTACCAGTGTATTGTAATTGCTCTATTAAATATTCATGCGAAGATTGTGCAAATTTTCTTCTTTCGTCAGTATCTAAATAGATGTAATCTATCCATAAAGAAGCTCTTAAGTCTTTAGGAGGTTCTTGATATCTAATCATACATTTCGAAGCTTCTTCAAATTGTATTATTATTTTAACTTCATGATATTGTAAACCTATTAAAGGCAATGCAAGACCATAATTATTACAGAACCAAAATTGCAATGGCACATACATTTTACTAATTAACTTACCATTAAAGTGTTTAGGATTCGTGGAGTCAGGGTCTGCTGAGAGCACAATGCCGGTAATTTCTAATTTATCATTTGCTATAGTATCTGATGATGTCGTAGAATAGAGTCTATATCCTGCGTCTTCTGCGACTACTGTATATGGAGAAGTTGAGTTATTAGTGACAACAACTTTTATTGTTTCTCCTTCATAAGAGGCATCTGTTAATGTTATCTCTCCTGCTCCAGAGAGGGAAGTCACTACATTTGCATCTAGTATATTTTCAGTTTTAAATATATAATATTGGTAGATTGTCTTAGAAGTAGATATATGTGATATTTCAAATGCAGTACCATCATTTAGTTCTATATTCTCATGATACCATTGACTATATTTGCGCACAATACCCTTGGCCTTAAAGAAATCTTTAATATATAGTCCGTCTTCTAGGTTAGCACCCATAGAACCATCCTTAAATTGAATAGTAGCTTCATCTGCTAAATATAATTTGCCTACAGTCGCTTCATAAATTATAAAGTTATTTTTGTTAGAAGTGTCCGTAAATTTAAATATAATAGTATCGTCTGTAGCTAAATCGTCATTAGCATCAGTCCCTGTTTTTTTAATTCTGATTCTTTCAGAAGCTACATCTAAACCAGGTAAATCATAATTATCACCATCAATCATAAATACACCAGCAACCAAACTATATTCATTTGAGTCTCCTGCGCTAATAGTGTCATAGCTACCACTATCATCATTTTTTATAACTTCTACTGTGCTTATTTTATCTTTATCATAGCTATTTACAAAATGCAGTTCGAATGTATCATCATTTTTAAAGTCATCTATTGTATAACCATATGAAGATAGTACTGTCAATTCTGCCATCTGCACTGCTACTTTTTTTGTCGCTTTTATTATTGTTGTGCCAATAGTTTTTTCAGTAGTACCATCGGAACCAAATCTTTTAACTCTAAAAAGAACTGACACATCTTTGGCAACATCACCAACAAATGTTATTTTCAAATTATTTTTTAATAATTCATTAATATCACCACTTATTGTTGCATGGTCATTAACAGTTGTATCAATATATTTAGCTAATTTTAATCTGTGACCTACTGCTTGGCCTCCTCCACCACCAACCATATTGAAAAAGCCTTCTTTTTTACCAACTGGCATAGTTAATTCATTCCAGATATAAAGCCATTCGGAATAATGTTTATCTATTTTTTGACCACCAATTTCAACTTCGGCTTCTTTTAATACACGTAGCCCAAAATATGGTACAAGATTTTTATCACTAGATTCTAATTCTAAGTAAGCTCTAGATATTAAATCACCATTTCTAGAAATAGTAGATGTTACTCTTTGACCAAATCCAACAGTACCATTAAAAGTTTGTTGTATAGATTCTAATGCAAAATTAGTGTGTCTTCTGTAAACTACTTTAAAAAATGTTATTTGTGGATTACCGGTTAAATAAACATCTTGGGCACCATAAGCAACTAATTGTAAAAGACCTCCTCCCATTTAAATTATTTATTCTATAAATTAAATAAGATTTTAATTTATTAATATAATTATGTATAAATTATATTTCGATAAACTTAAAGGTATTATTTTACCACATGCAGGATTTCAATATGCTGGAGATGCGCGTAAAATAATATTTGATAATTTATCAGAAAAAGATAAAAATATAAGAAAGATAATTTATTTATCTGCACTACACGATACGTGCAATTCAACCGATAAAGTATTTATATTAGAATCTAATAAAATTTTTGAAGATTTTTTTACTAATACACATTGTACATATAATGTTGATACTTTGTCCGAAGGCGCAATTAAGGAACACTCGTTTAATTGGGTTAAAGATGAGTTAACATTTTATTTTAAAAATAGTAAATTTTTAGTTATTTGTCCTACACCAGATACAAATCATAAAAATTTAGCAATAGATATTATTAACTATATTTATAAAACAACCGAAAAAATTTTATTAATCGCTACAACCGATTTAATACATTACGGCGAAAGATTTAATAATTTAAATTTATTAGATTATCCATATACTTACGATAAAATTATAAAAGAAGAAGAAACTATATCAAATTTATTAAATAATAAATTAACAAATTATGATGAAAGTATAATGTGTGGTAGATTTGCTATAAAAACATTTTTAATAATATCTAATTTTTTTAATTGGAATGCACGCGTTATAGATTACTATGATTCAAGCAAATATAATAAAAATAATATTGAAAAACATATAATCGATTTTGATAATGATAAAAAAGAATTTGTATCATATGTATCAATTATTTATGGATTATTTGAAAACTCAAACCATCTATTACCAATTGATATTTTTCAAAGCTATGGTTTAATTAAAAGCACATTATATTTGAAATTGTATAATATTAACGTAAATTTACATATACCAAAATGGAATCGTTTTAATAATATATATAATGGTATTTTTGTTAGTACAGAAATAAAGGATAAAACAAATTCGTGTATTGGAATTTTTCAAAATAACGAAAAAATACCTTGCTCTAATAAAATAATTAATTGTGCTAAAAGCTGTTTAAATGATAGCATTCAACGATGGCAAAATCCAATTACAATTAATAATCTAGATAAGTTAAATATAAAAATAGAAATAATTGATGATATATCTGAATGGAGTAATTTTCCATCGAATACTTCGCAATTTAATTTTAACTTCGACGGACGTCATGGTATGTATTTAAAAATTTATAATAATAATACATCAACATTTTTACCATCTGTTGCAAAAGACAACTTAAAAAATTGGACAGTTGAAGATTATATGAATAATTTATCAGTTAAATCAGGGTCAAATAAAGACGACTGGAAACATAAAGATAGTATAATGTATATATATAAAACAAAAATTATTAAATATGAAAGTGATAGAAATGTAATATCTTTTAATTAAAATTTACAGGGCATGTATAATTTATATACAAATGCTGTATTTTTATTATATACGCTTTTGATTTTTGTTAATTCTATAGTTTGAAGTTCTAAACAAAATTCTTTAAGTTTATTTAATTCAATTATTTCATTTATTTTATTATCTAGTTTTACTTTATTAACCGTAGTTTTAATTATATCATCAATTATTTTAATATAAGTTTCTTTGCATGTATAATAAATAGTTGATTGAATTGATATAAATTCCTTTAGAAAGTCATTTTCTTTAAATTTGCGAGCTAAATTTATTTTGTATTGTTTTTCGGATATTTCTTTTTCTAAAAATCGAACTCTTTCTGAATTTCTCCACTCGTCATAAGTATCTAATTTATTATTTAAATTTACAAGCGTAATTAACTCACAATGTTGTATTCTTCTGTATATTTCATATAATTCATTAATTAGAGTCATGTCGTAAAATTTACTTATATTTTTTAGATTTATTAATTCAATATACTTACCATATAGTTCATTTTCACACGGATTATCATTTGGATTTCTTTCTATTTTTAAATTATTATCTCTCATATACCTAAAATATTCCGGATTATGTATAATGCCTCTGGTTATAATCTTTAAAGTTTTCCAATCAAATATTGTATGACATGACGTACACCACATCTGATCACAACCGGAAGTTTTCATTATTGATATATTACATTTCGGACAAGGTTTACTATCTTTTTTAATAAGTAAAGCCGTATCAATATCGTCTTTAAGACATTC